AGATGCGCTCAATTCACCAGGCGTTCTCATCGAAATACGCAGAATCGAGTTCGCCACATGAAAAACTCGTATTCGCTAAGAACCGGCGCGAGGCTCCAGGCGCAGCGCAATCGGCGAACGGACGAGGAACCTGAAATTCATGAAAACGCGGATTGGCTCGCGATCTGGATCGTCATCGCTGTCATCGTCGCAATTGTGGGCTCGGCAATGTACGGCTATTCGATTTACACGTCAGTGCTTGATTGATTTTTAGCCCCACCAACCGAGGAAATGAAATGGACAAAATTGAAGTAGGCTCAACCGTTGCGGACAAACTAACGCAATTCCAGGGCACCGTAATAGTTCGCGCTGAATATCTGTACGACGTCCCTCAATTGCTTGTAGCAGCGCGATCCCTGAACGTCGAAGGCGAAGCGCCGGAAAAGTGGATAGCTGAGGCGCGCTGCAATTTGATCAATCCACCGCTGCCCAGCGCCTAGCGGGAAACGCGGTGATCCAGATCTCGCCCAACGGTAAGCGCATCCGATCGCAAATCGTCGGGCGAGATCTACAAGACGATCCTTTTGAGGACAGATCATTGCCAGGCCAGGATTTCACGCATGTGATCCTGTCCGCAGTTCCGCGGCGCCGGTGTCGCGAGAAAGTGAAATGGTGGCTTAATCGGCTGATGTGGATTTTCACCCTTTGCACGATCACGGGGCAGTGAATGCAGATCAATCTCACGGTCGATACATCGCTACTCGACAAGAACATGAAGCGCTACTCAAAGAATTTAGCGTTTTCTACCGCGCAGGCCTTGAACGATACCGCGAAGGAAGCGCAAAAGCGGATTCGCGAAAACCTACGCGCTCGGTTTCATATCCGTAAAGCCGCATTCATGGATCGCTCGATCAAGATCTTTGCCTTTGCAAACGCTCGATCGAATCGGCCATTCGCCGAGATCGGCGTCGACAACAAACCGCGTTTGCTGCTGTCGATCTTCGAGCAAGGCGGCGCGCGATTACCGTTCGTCGGCAAGAACCTCGCTGTGCCAGTAACCGGTCAAGCTGCACGACCTGGCATCGAGGACAGCGTGAGATCGGAGTTCACTTTCAGCGCATTGAACTTCCGCAAATCTGCAATCACACAGCAGGGACGTCGCATCCTTGCAGCGCGCAAGCATGCGGGCATCCGCAAACGCAAGCTCGCTGGTCAATACCTCATATGGCAGGGCGATAAGCGCACGTTCATCCTGCCGCAGACACGCCGCGCGCCATTGGGTGGCGTATTCCAGCGCGTTGGTCCCGGAAAAGACGATATCCGGCTGATTTACTCGTTCAAATCGAATGTGCGATTGCGCGCGGCGCTGGACTTCGTCGGCACGACACAGCAGACGCTAAATGACGTATTCCAGGAATCGTTCTATCGGCGATTCTACCGATTGAACGCTTAGATCGATGGCCCCTTATGTTCGTACTTCGCAAGAACCGCGTTCATCTGATCGACCGCTTTCTGGGTTTGGACGCGGATCAGACCGTGACTCGAATCGATCGCGCTAATGTAGCTCACGACGATATCGTCGAATCGCCATTCCGCATTGAGCGTCTGATACACCGCACCGAATCCATTCTGCATGATCGGATGATCCGACTTCGTCGGCGCACCGTATTTATCAATCAGCAATTGCACATCACGAGACTGCGACACCATGCCAAGTGTGTTGAAACTAATCGCTTCAAGTTGTCCGTCGATCACAGTTGCCAACGCATATCCCGAAACGAGTTTCGGATTGCTAGACCATTGGATCTGTACTGTCGCATTTGCAACGTTGTCAGTATCGGTCGTCAGCTGATAGCACGCGCCGTTCATCGGCAGGTTGTAGTACTTGTGCTTGGCAATCATCTTGTAAGTGCATTCGTTTACTGCGAATGGCGCATGCAATTGCATGTCGAACACTGTATGTGTGTCGGCCGCTGATGCTGTGTAGCCAGTCATCATGATCAGCATCGCTATCGTCGTGTGTGTGTACCGCATTGCATTCACTCCTTGTGTTGCTTGGGTATACATATACAAACACATTGCACCATCGATAGCCGCATCCACTGAGAAAACTTCGAGCCGCATCACACTGCGGGTCCTCCCTAGGGGGTCATGCGCTGCGGGTGACGGCGGCCCCGGTGGGAGACTAGATTTGAATTTTATAAAAAGGTTTGTATGCGCAAGTTAGTTTCCATGCGCGAGTACGCCAAGCACCGCGGCGTAACTGTGGAAGCGGTCTCAAAAGCTGTGAAGACGAAGCGAATTTCGCTAACAGGGAAAAAGGTGGACGTCGCTCGCGCCGATGCGCAATGGTCAGCTAATACGCAGCCCGGGCAACGTGCGGCAAAACAGAGGAGAAAGGCAGCCTCGAAGCGGCCGCAGGCGCCGTTATACGTACCCGAACCGGACCCAAATTCGTACGCCTCGGCACGAGCTCGTCGCGAGCAAACCATGGCAGATCTGGCTCGACTCGATTTCGAGAAGAAAGCTGGAATATTGATTAACGCCGAGGAGGCCAAAGCCGAATGGTTCAAGCTCATAACCGAGGCGAAAACGCGCCTCCTGGGCGTCGCGGCCAAATGTCGCAATCAATGCCCATCTCTTTCGCCCATCGATATTTCGATTATTGAGGGCCTCATCCGCGAGGAGCTCGAGGAGCTGGCCAATGCCACTGCAGTCGCCTGATTCGATCGTGGCCTATCTGCGCGAGGCCTTCCGGCCGCCGCGGCGCTTGTTGCTTTCCGACTGGGCGCGCGAGTATGCGTACCTGTCGTCGGAGTCGAGTGCGGAGGCCGGCCGCTGGCAAGTCATCCCGTACCAGACCGGCATCATGGATGCGTTTGTCGATCCGGCGGTTGAACAGATCACTGTTATGAAATCGGCGCGCGTCGGTTACACCAAATGCATCAACAATGCGATCGCTTATCACATCCACCAGGACCCATGCCCGATGATGGTTGTGCAGCCGACGGTTGAGGACGCGGAGGGCTACAGCAAGGAAGAGATCGCGCCGATGTTTCGCGACACGCCGGCACTGCGCGGAATTGTCGTCGCGTCAAAAACGAAAGACAGCAGCAACACGATTCTGCAAAAGCAATTTCCCGGCGGAACGTTAAGTTTCGTCGGCGCGAATTCCGGCCGCGGCTTCCGTCGCGTCTCTCGTCGAATTGTCTTCTTCGATGAGGTCGACGGCTACCCGTCGAGCATCGGCGCGGAGGGCGACCCTATCCAGCTCGGCATACGCCGCACCGAATATTACTGGAATCGAAAGATCGTCGCCGGATCGACGCCGACCACGAAAGGCATGTCAAAGATTGAGAGTCTTTTCGAGCGGAGCGATCAGCGACGCTACTTCGTGCCATGTCCTCACTGCGGCGAGTATCAGGTTTTGAAATTCGGCGGCCGCGAGCACCCGTACGGGTTGAAATGGCCGGAAGGAAAGCCTTCCGAGGCCTATTACGTCTGCGAGATCTCGGGCTGCAGGATCATGCACTCATCGAAGCGCGATATGATCAGCCGCGGCGAATGGCGTGCGACAGCGGTAGGAGATCCGCGCCATGCTGGCTTCCATATTTGGGCGGCATATAGCTACAGCCCGAACGCCACGTGGGGACACATCGCGACCGAGTTCCTCGCTTCGGTTCGTGACACGGAGGCGCTGAAGACTTTCGTCAACACGGTGCTTGGCGAAACGTGGGAGGAAAAGGGCGATGCCTTCGACTCGAATAACCTTAAAAGTCGAGTCGAGCAATATCCGGCTGAAGTTCCTCACGGGGTCGGGCTTCTGGTGGGCTCCGTCGACGTCCAGGGCGATCGGCTCGAGTGGAAGTGCAAAGGCTACGGCGATCGGGAGGAATCCTGGCTGATCGCGACCGGCCAGGTCTACGGCGATCCTTCCAAGGAGCAAACCTGGCTCGAGCTCGACAAGGACCTGCAGACGATTTGGGTGCACGAGAGCGGGCGGCCGATGCCCATGCGCTGCGTCGCGATCGACTCCGGCGGCCTGCACACCGATCACGTGTACAAATTTTGCAAGGTGCGCGAGGAGCGAAAGGTCGGCGGACTCTCGCAGCACGTGTATGCGATCAAGGGCGTCGGCGGGGCGGGGCGGGAGATGGTCTCAAAGCCCACCAGAAACAATCGCTACAAGACGCAGCTCTGGCCATTGGGCGTCGACACGATCAAGGACACGGTCTTTGCGCGTCTGCACATCATCGACAAGGGCCCGGGCTTCATGCACCTGCCGGTGTGGGTCGATGATGACTACCTCGAGCAGCTCACCGCCGAGAAGGCGGTCAAGCGCTACAAAAGGGGCGCGGGCACGGTGCGCGAATACATCAAGATCCGCGAGCGCAACGAGGCGCTCGACCTCGAGGTATATTGCCTGGCGGCGCTTCATATGCTCGGCCGCGCGACGGTGCAGCGCCTTCCGATCTATGCGGCCGAGATGTCGGTTCCGCTGGTCGTCGGGCCGCCCAAGCCGCCGAAAGGAGTGAGTGAGGACGCGCAAGGCAATCACCCGCTGATCGCGCCGCGGCGGTCGAATCCGTATGGCGGCTATGGCAGGGGCTGGGTCAACAGCTGGAAAAAGTGACCGGCTCGATCCGTGAACCGGTCGACAGCGAACATTTCAGGCGCTTTTTGCCGCGCTCTTGGCAGTGCCATTTTTGATTCGATTCCCCTGAGCATCGAAATTGCCTCCCATGGGCGTATCGATGACATTGCCGGCGGCATCGATACGTTTCCCGGCGGTACTCAGTGTTGCGCCTGATTTGCCGTCGACGGGATTGCCCGAGCGATCAATCAGCTCAACCTCGCCGACCTTCTGCCACATCTTGTCGGGCGGCGGATCGCCAACCTTGCGGTCGGCTGACCCGGTGTCGTCGGCCTCAATCAGGCAGCGCATGGCATCGCCAGTCGGCGGATCGAATTGGATGATGGTTCCGACGAATTGCGTTCCTTTGTCGCGGACGCGGTCTCCGATGTTCATGGGGATTCTCCTGGTGTGTTGATCAACCGGCCTGTTATGCGCCGACGCTCACCAAAATCTTGTAGGAGGAAAGCGCTATCTGTGGGCGAAATGTGGATAAAATCGACCGCATGAAAGAAAAATTACCCGACTACGTCACCTGGGAATATAGCAATTGGAAGCGAAGTGCATTGTATCGCGGGATCGACGTGCGGCTTTCGATGGCCGAATGGTGGGCAGCGTGGGCGCCGCATTGGAATCATCGGCGGGAGTTGAACCTGATAATGGCGCGACATTGCGGCATTGGCTCGTACTCGGCAGGTAATATTTTGATCACTACGCAGGGCGAGCACGCCCGTAGCTTGGGAGAATTTCGCCGCTTCATGGCGCGACGCGCTGCCAAGAACGAGAATCAATCCTCAATCTGTGGATAAAAATCATCGTTCCTGTGGATGGAATGTGGATAACTTCTTGCTTTCTCAAGTGATCTGTAGGACATTCGCCTTCCATAATGTCCTTGCCCGAACCCGTGATCCCGACCAGTTGGCCGAAATTCATCACGGCGGGCGCTTCTTTCAAGGTAGATCGCAGATTTTCCCAGTACTCAGGGTCGCCGGATTGGGTGCTTTCGGTCCTGTTTGGCGGCGCCGCAGTCAAGACTATTACCGGAACGCCGCAGATCACCCCGGACGGAAACGTCTATCACATCGCGCTCGCACCCGCTGATACGCAGCCGCTAAACCCTGGCGGCGGCGCATCGCTGGCCTACACGGTGGTCGAACGCCTGACAGCGGCCAGCACAGGCGAGGTCTACGACGTCAACGTCGAGAAGATCATGATCTCGCCGAACATCGCCCTCGCGGAGGCCGGCGATTACCTGACACCTGAGGAGAAGATCCTCGCCCAGCTGCAGACGACGCTGGCCGCGCGGATCTCCGGCGGGGCGGTGGAGAGCTACTCGATCGCGGGTCGCTCGATCACCAAGATCTCGACGCCGCAGTTGCAGGAAATGATCGGCCAGTACAAATGGAAGGTCTATCAGCAGCGCAATCCAGGCCGGCCCGGCGTCCCCGGGACCTTCTCGTTCCCGCCGAGCGATACGACGCAGCTATACCCCTGGCCGTTTCGCGGGCGCGGCTAATGCTCGCGCTCATCTCCGCAGATAAATGGTTTAAAGCCGACGCGGCGAGCAAAACGCACGGATGCATTGCGACCTTTCAGTGTCCGCATTGCCACTATGTTCGCTCAATCATGGCTCAGATCAGTTCGGTCGATGCCAAAGGCAATGTCTCGCCCGCGCTCGGTCCCTGTCGCTGCGGATTTGATGTGCAGATACAACTGGTCGGATGGTCGGCATGAAGAAACCGGGGGTGTTGCAGCGGATGGCTCGCGCGGGAATTCGCGCACTCTCGAAGCTCGCCGGCGCTGCGGCTAAGGTTCGTTCCGTTTTCAAGGGCGCGGAAATGTCGCGCCTGTGGATGGACTGGGTCGCATCCCCCATCGCCGCCGATCAGGAGATGCTCAATGACCTGATGCGCTTGCGGGCACGAGCTCGCGAGATGCGGCGCAATCATCCGCTCATCCGAAAGTATTTGAACCTGCTCGCGAATAACGTCATCGGGCCCACTGGCTTTAAGCTTCGCGGCCGCGTCAAGAATAACGACGGGACGATGAATGACGCGTTCAATAAAAAGATCCAAGCGGCCTGGTTTAAATGGTCCAAGAAAGTAACGGTCGATGGTCGCCACACGCTTACCTCGTTTCAGAATTTTCTCATCAAGGCACTCGCCACTGACGGCGAAATCCTGGTGCGAAAGATTCGAAATTTCAAGGGCAACCTATTTCGCTTTGCGCTGCAGCCGATTGATCCGGATCTGCTCGATCACCTGTTCATGCGATCGCCGCTCGATGGGCAAAACGAAATTCGCTTAGGGATCGAGATCGACCCATATGGCGCGCCGGTCGCGTTTTGGTTTTGGGATAGGCACCCGTCCGATCTGATCAACATCTCGGCGCGCAGGCGGATCCGCGTCCCAGCGGATGAGGTAATCCACTTCTACCGCGAAGATCGAGCGAACCAATCGCGCGGCTATACCTGGTTCAACTCGATCATGATGCCCGCGAAGATGCTCGACGGTTACGTCGAGGCGGAAGTGGTCGCCGCGCGCATCGGATCCGCAAAGATGGGCTTCCTGCAGTCGAAGACCGCGGCCGACTCCGAACCGCCGATCTCCGATGGCACCAACCCGCGCGCGAAAATCGAAATGGAAGCCTCGCCCGGCTCATTCGAGGAATTACCGCCCGGCATGGAGTTCAAGGAATGGAATCCAGAGCACCCCTCGACCGCGTTCCCGAATTTCATCAAGGCCATGCAGCGCTGGATCGCCGCGGGCTTAGGGGTCGGCTACAACGGCTTGAGCGGAGATCTCGAGGGCGTCAACTATTCGAGCATTCGCGCCGACATGCTGATCGAGCGCGATGAGTGGCGATCGCTGCAGGCGCTTTGGATCCCGCAGATCCTCGAAAATATCTACTGCGAATGGCTCAAATGGGCGCAGCTCTCAGGGCAATTGGTCCTCGATAATCGGCCGGATGAGGCTTTCCTCGAGGTGCAGCACATCCCACGCGGCTGGCAGTGGGTCGACCCGCTCAAGGATGTGAACGCATCGATCGCCGAGATTGACAATGGCTTGAACTCACGCGCGCGCGTGTGCGCGGAACAGGGAACGGATTTCGAAGAGATCGCGCAAGGACATCATCAATGAACTCGGGCTGATCCTCACCGGCTTAGGTGTTCCGGGCGGTGCGCAAGCCGGCGATACGACGAAGACCGCAGAGGAAATCGACGATCAAAACCAGGCGGGTGCATCGGGCGCGAGTGGCGGCTCGGGTAAGTCAAACGCCCGCATCATTCAAATTCTTGAATCGCGCCGCGCGCGCTCGATCCGCAACGCCAAGCGGCTGCGCGACACATCACTGCTTTACGCAAACGAGGGCTAGCAATGGACCTGACCATAGTTGACGACGCGAAGGGCCCGAAGGATTTCAAGGCATTGCCGCTGCAACGGGTTTATATGCACGCGACGATTACCAAGCGCGCACTCGATGAGGCTGCTATCGCCGCCAAAGCCGCGCGCGCGGCGGCCGGCAAGACCGACCCGGAAGACGACGACGATGATGAGGATTACGAAGTTTCCCTCTCGTCCGATACGCCAATCAATCGCGGGTTCTACACCGAAACGCTCGATCATTCGAAGGATGCGGTAGATCTCTCGCGCGCCAAAGGCGGAATTAATCTGCTTTGGAACCACGACCCGAATCAGCCGATCGGGCGATTAAGCAACATCAAGAGCGACGGTCACAAGCTCACCGGTCAAATGCGCTTTTACTCGACGCCCTCGGCGCAGGAAAAACGCACGATGGTCGATGAGGGTCTACGCGAAGTCTCGATCGGCTATGCGGTGCATTCCTACGATTACACTCCAGGCACAGCCGATGCCGGCGATCAGTACAAGGCGACGCGATGGCAATTGCTTGAGGGTTCGATCGCGCCCGTCCCGGCGGACAACTCCGTCGGCGTCGGCATGCGTGCCGAAAGCGATGAGAAAACATTTCCCGTTCTAGTTCGAGATACCACGCCGCCCCCCGCGGTTATTCACCAGGAGATCAAAATGACTGATTCTGAACGCGCGGCGGCTGATGCGGCTGCAGCGGCGAAAGCCAAACTACCGACCGAGATTGCCCAACTCGCGCGCAAGCACGGGTTTTCCGACAAGACCGCCGAATGGCTGGAAGCCGGGCACTCGCTCGAAAAGGTCCGCGAGATCATCATGGAATCAATGGGCACGCGGCAAGAGACCGTCACCGCGCCCGCCGGCGGCGTCGATCTGTCCACGAGAGAGCAGCGCGAATATAGCTATACGCGCGCGATCAACGCGGCTGTCGAGCAAATGGAGAACAAGCGTGCGGTCGTGAAGTGCCTGGAGACCGAAGTCTCCGATGCGCTCGAGCGACAAATGCCCGGTTCTTACAAGCGCCGCGGCGGGATCTATATCCCGATGTCGCTGCGCAGTTCCGGAATCAAGGAATATGCGCCAGGCCAAGGCCGAGTGACTCCGACCCAGCGCGCCGTGATCGAGATGGCATTGCGCGCCGGCGTGATCGACTCGGCCACGGTCAACGCGCTCAAGGAGGTCGTGTTCACCGAGTACGGCGGCGAGCTGATCGAGATTCTGCGCAATCAGGCGATGGTCGTCGCGATGGGCGCTCGCGTGCTTACCGGCCTCTCTAGCCCGATCGCTTTCCCGCGGCAGCTCACCGACTCGATCGCGCAATGGATCGCGGAGAACCCGACCGCGGGCACGCTCTCGGGGAGCAACCCGACGACTGACCTTGTCACGCTGGCACCGCACACGCTGATGTCGAGCTCGGCCTACAGCCGGCAGCTGCTCGTGCAGTCTTCGATCGATGTCGAGGCATTTGTGCGCTCCTCGATCGGCGCGGCTCATGCGCTGGCTCTCGATTTGGCCGGGATCCACGGCACGGGATTGAACAGCCAGCCGCTCGGGATCTACAACCAGGTAGGAGTCGGCACGACCGATTTCACCGCCGGCACGGGCGGACCGTTCGGCAACGCCGGCAACACGATCTCTTACGCCGGTTGCATCAACATGGAGGTCAAGGTCGCCAACGCGAATGCGCTACTCGGGACTTTGGGCTACATGACGACCCCGTCGATCGCTGGCGATGCGAAGAACACGCTCAAGTTCCCCGGCGCTGCGATCGCGCAGGGCGGTCCTTTGTGGGAAGGTCAGCTGCAAAATGGTCAGCTCAACGGCTACCGAGCGGTTGCGACCAACCAGGTCAGCAAGACCATGGGATCGAATGGCGCTACGAGCGGTGGCACGAATCACGGTCTGATCTACGGCAACTGGGCCGATGTGCTGATCGGGCTTTTCGGCGGAGCGATGGAAATGATCGTCGATCCGTACAGCCTGAAGAAGCAGGGTTTGATCGAGGTGACGAGCTTCCAGATGGCGGATGTCGCAATCCGTCACCCGGGCTCGTTCACCGTCGGCACCAACCTGGCGGCTTAAGGCCATGCCGTCGCGCTTTGTCTTACCGACCGTGCAGCTGCTCGCCCTGGATCACTTCATTTCGAAGCCAGGGCACAGCTCGCGGCCGGGTGAGATCGTCGAGGTCCCGAATCACGTGGCCAATACGCTCATCACGATGGGCAAAGCGCGCCTTTTGACCTCGGATGATCGGCCGGCCGATGCAATCGTCTCGCGCGATCCTCTTCCCGTTCATCGAGATCCGATCCCCACTTCTAGGAGAAAACGATAATGCTTAATTACACCGACGTGCTCCGGCGCGGCAATGTTCAAACTCTACTCACGGCGACGACCGAGACGGCGACCTTCACGAGCGGCACGGCAACATTGCCAGCCGGCGCACAAGGCGACGCCGCGGTCCTAGTCAATCAGGACCTCGACACCGCCGGCACCGGATCGAGCTGCTCGATGCAAGTGCAGAGTTCGCCGCACGGGGCGGCCACTTGGACCAACGTCGGCGCAGCCGTTGCCACCGCCAAGACCGGCGCGGGAAATAACTTCCGCGGGTTCATTCCGTTCAACCCTGCAGATTGCACGGGCACGGATATCCAAGTCGTGGCGACGATTGCGGCAGGTTCCGGCTCGACTCCGAGCTACAAAACCTCGCTGTCCTTGGTTTCCTGGGTCCCGTAAGCATTCCCCCATGCTGACGGGCTTCTACGCTGACACTGATATCCCTTTCATGATGGGGGATTTCGGCGTCAGCGTAGTTTGCTCAGGAGTGACGACGCTCGGCATCGTCGACAACGTCGGCAAGGACTCAATCGTGTCGCAATCGGTGAGCGGCGTGAGCGGCAAGGAAATCACGGTCACCGTGCAGACGAGCGCTTTCCCGGCAGTGCTGAATCGCGAGCCGATCGTCGTCGACGGTCAGCTGTTCTTCATTCGAGACCAGAATCAGGAAGGCGATGGCGCTTTGACCAAGATTTTTTGCAGTACCAAGCGATCATGACCGACAGCGTCCGCAAGCAAATTGTCGACATGGCGATCGCACAGATCAACGCGACGCCGCCGGCCGGCTTCCCG